GCTCGCGCGGCGTGCGCAGACGGGCAGCAGCGGCCGCCATCAGAGCATGCCCAGCGCTTGCATGTAGACCTCGAGGATCGACTGCTCTTCCTGGAACTCCTCGCGCTTCTGCTTCCGGATGCGGAGGAGCGTGCGGATCGCCTTGGGGTCGTATCCCCGGCCCTTTGCTTCGGCGAATACGTCCTTGATGTCGTCGGCGAGGCCCTTCTTCTCCTCCTCGAGACGCTCGGCGCGCTCGATCAGGAGGCGCAACTCGTCGGCGGCGACCTTGCCGCCTCCCATTCCTTCGTTGCGTTCTTCAGCCATGGTCGGTCTCCGTTGGTGGTGCTGGGCGGCTCAGAGGCCGAAGAGGGCGAATGCGCCGGGCCCCCCGATCAGATGATCGACGGCGATCACGAGCAGCTGCCCGGCGCCGAGCCCGGCGAGCATGCGCAGCGCGATCTGGTTGGTGGTGAGCGGCGCAGGGCGGCAGTGCTCGCAGTGGCACTCGACCGGACGGGGCGCGGCGGGGCGCGGGCGCGCGATGGCGGCGGCGGGCATCAGCGCCGCTCCCCGCCGGCGCCGAGGACGAGCATGCCGATGACGACGGGGATCATGCAGATCGCACCGAGCACGGCGAGGATGACCTTGAGCGCGCGGTAGCGCGTCGGGGTGGCGTCGGCGGCGGGGGTCACTGGTGCGCCTCCACGCTGGCGGCGTCGGCCTTGAGACAGCGGGTGCAGCTGTTCGGCGTCGCCCACATGCAGTTGCCCGGAAAACCATCGTCCTCGCAGGCGTCCCAGGCGCTGCAGCCACAGCTGCGGCACACGCGGGGGTGCTGGTCGACGGGATCGGCCGCGAGCTGGCGGTAGACGTCGGAGTCAAAGGGGAAGACGGCACGTAGCGCGTCGAGCGCCTCGGCGTAGCGAGCGGTGGTGCCGCGGATTTCGAGCAGCGTCACAACGCTCGCCGCCCACTCGACCGTCATGGCGGGGCGCGCGGCGCGGTGCGCCTCGTAGAGCCGCTTCGCGACCGCTGCGACCGACAGGCCTGCCGCCTTGCGTCGCAGGCGCAGGTAATCGGGCGCGGTGAGCGGAGGGAGCACCGCCGAGCGGGCGCGATCGGCGCGGCGCTCGGGAAGGTCGAAGATGCGGGGGAAGGCGTGCAACATGAGCTATCCTTTCGAGGCAAGGCGGGGGCGGCACCGGAAGCGGGGGCTTCCGGGGGTGGTCAGGTCGGCGGGGAGGCGGCTGGCGGCCGAGGCCGCGGGGGATCAGCCGGTCATGAGATCGGCGGCATCGTTCGCCGCGGGCGGGTGCACGACCGGCTGGCCGTCATCGTTGGCCGGGGTCGGCACCGGCTTCGCCGCGGGCTTGGGCGCTGGCACCGGCGCCAGCATGCCCGGCTTCGCGAACGGCAGGTGGACGGCCGGGTTCGGATTGGCGCTGGGGATCGTGGTGCGGATCGCGGCGATCTGCGCCACGAAGCCGTGGCCGCAGTCGTCGTTCTCGCAGCGGTAGGTCACCTCCCGCACCATGGCGGAAAGCGGCCGCGCGAAGCGCACGGTGGAAGGGCTGTTGCAGTGCGGGCAGGACATGCCCGGCAGGCGGTGCTTGGTCGGTTTCTTGGTCACGTTGAGGATGCCCCCGTCGACCCCGAGGCCGGCCCCGCGCCGACCTGGAGGAAGCTGCTGATGCGGGCGGCGACGCGGGAGAGCGCGGCACGCGCCTCCTCGACCGAGACGAGTGCTCGCGTGATGACGTGGTCCGAGGCGGTGTTGCTCGCCAGGACGTGGATGGCGTCGGCTTGCGCCTCGCCCGACTCGCGGGCGGCGTCGGCCAGCTCGGCGGCGAGCTGCCGACGGCATGCCTCGCGCCGCTCGACCACAAGGCCGAGCTGGACCGCGTAAGCCTCGGCGAAAGGAGCCCCCTCCCCGCCCGCCTCGGCATACGCCTCATCAAGCAGGAGCGCCTGGGCGATCGTCGGCGTGGTGCGGCAGTTCGGCTGCGACCAGTATTGCAGCGTGCGGACGCGGCGGCCGACCAGCTTGGCGGCCACGGGGTACTCGAGCACGCCGGCAACGCGGGTCATCGCGGCGGCGAACGTGCTGGGCGCGCGGAGCTGGGTCATGCCGCGCCTTTCGGGGAGAGGCTGGACGCCTCCCCCCTTCCAGCTATCGTCGTGAAGCCATCCACGAACGAGAGCAGCGTTCCATGCAACACAGACCCATTGCAGTCCTCTGGCCTGACGAGGAAAACTACGCCCGCTTCCGCGAGATCAGCGATGGTGTGACCTCGGCAACGCTGAAGGACTATCGAGCTTCCATCGCCAAGGACCTCGAAGCCAAGGAGCGAGCCGGCATCAAGTTCGATCGCCTGCCGTTCGATGTCGAGGAGCTGCTGGCGTTCGCCAAAAGCGAGGGCTCCGCACGGGTCACATCCAAAATGCGCGCGACCTTCGCCGCCATGCAGCAGCATCGCCGAGACACAGCTACGAAGCACTAGCTGCGCGCTCATGCCGCATCTCGCTTCATTTCTAATCGGCTTCCGAAATGGAGTTTATCGTTATTCTTGCCGCATACGTGCGGCAGATGGACATCGTGAAGAACGGGACGGCCGATTGCGGCCAAGATCGCTGCGGCGTCATCGGGCACGATGCAACCCGGCCAGTTTACTGGGCGACGGAACCAATCGGTAAAACGGTCGAGGTTCTCTACAGAGAACGTTCGACCGTGTCGCAGGCGCTTGAAGAAGGCTCCGCTGCTTGCGACGATGGTAGCGACTCGCGACAACGATTTGCCACCCTGCTCGTTTACCCGTCGCTCGTAAGCGTCGGCGATCGTTGCCAGTGCGTTCCCGTATGCGTCAGACATGACACTCTTGTGCGTGACGTGTTCACCGTTGTCAACGGGACATATACCGCTCGCGTGACTTTCCGGTGTGCGTCATAGGTTCCGCATGAACCCGGCAATCGTCATCCTGCAGGAGCGGCTGTCCGCTAAGCTGGGCGAGCGGAATGTCACTGCTCGCGAAATCTCCATGGCTGCGGTGAAGCAGCCGGATGCGATCCGTAACATCCTCAAGAAGAACGCCATGCCTGCGATCGATCGGCTTGACGCCATTGCGGAGGAACTGGGCACGACGTCTGACTGGCTGCTCGGTCGTGATAGCGCGATCGAGCGGACGTTCCCAGAAGGGCAGCCGGTCACCGAAGACACCTTCCGCCGTCTTCCTAAGACGCTGCCAATCTACGGGACTGCGCTCGGCGCCGATCTCGAATATGACGACGAGCATGGAGTCGTGGTGAAGGTCGAGCAGACCGAAGTGCATATGGCGGCTCCGATCGACTTCATGGCGAGGCCGATCGGCGTAACGGGCAGGCCGGACCTCTACGTGGTCACCGTGTCAGGGCATTCGATGGAGCCCCGACACGATTCGGGCGCGCGGGTGCTGGTCGATCCTAAGCGGTCGCCCGGCGTCGGCGACGACGTCGTCGTGCAGCTGCGCGGGCGGACGTTCGACGGCGAGGAGATCAAGAACGTGCTGATTAAGCAGCTCGTTCGTCGCCGCGCCGGCTTCCTGGTGCTTCGCCAGTTCAACCCGCCGATCGAATTCCAGGTGCCCAATGAGCAAGTCGGTGCGGTGCATCGCGTGATGACCTGGAACGAGGCTCTCGGTTTCTAAGAACAATGTGATGCATCGCCGAACGTTAGGAGCGACCTCTCGATGGACGGGTATCAACTCACGGCATCGATTATCGGATCGCTCGCTTGGCCGGTGAGCGCGGGCCTCATAGGTTTTTGGTATCGAAACACCATAAGTCAGATCATCCAGCGCGTGAGGTCCGTTAAAGCGGGCGGCGTGGAAGTTTCCATAGCCGAGCAGTCAGAAGCATTCGTGGAGCTACTTCCCGAGGAAAAGCCGAGCCCCTCTGACGGTGCGTTAATCCGTGGTGACCAGCCCACATTGACTAACCTCATTTTACCGTCGATCGATGTCACTGCGGTTGAAGAGAGAAAAGGATCTACAAAGAGCGTAGCAGCCGCTCTTGTCAGCCCTGCGGAACGTGTTCTAGCAGCGTGGAGGGAGGCCGAGTTCCAGATCAGCGACTTAGCTCGCGATCATGGCGCTTCTAATTACAAAACGGCGCTCAAGTCGGCAAGTTACCTCGTTGACAAAAGGGTAATCCCGCTCAGCGTATTCAATGCTATCGTTGGCCTCGGTCAAATCAGAACTGAAGTCGCGCACGCAAAGCGTCATGTGGATGAGGTCGATGCCTTTGAATATACCCGGTCGATCGCTGAGGTTTTGCGCGCCATCGAACTGATTGAGCGACCCGCTCAAGGCGGCACATTCGATGTTCTAGTCATGCCCGAGACAGCACCCGTCATAGCGACAAAGCTTAAGGAGCGTGGGGACGTGGTGCATGTGGGATCATACACTCAAACGGACGGGCGAATTTTGCTCTACGTTGCTTTCAGTCTTACCGATGGTAACCCGCGCGCGGAACTGGTCGACGTGGTAAAGGCGATTGATCCGTCAGCAGAATTTACCGATTAAGCCGCTTCGAGCTTTACGGCCGTAACGAACCCTCGATCACCGATCGTGTGCGACACCTCGCTGACCAGCCACTTCGTTCCGTCGATCTCGGGCTTGAACCCCGACGCGGCGACGCGCTGATCGGGGTAGAGGGCGGCGTCCCCTAGCGCGAGGTTGAGGTCGAGCGAATAAGGCTTGCGCGCGGCGCGGCCGTGTTCGGCCTTGGCGGCGCGCTCGGCCGCTTCCTTGGTCGCGTAGGTGCGGCTGACCCGCTTCGTCTTCCCGCCCGTGCCGTGCTCCACCACCTGCGGCTTGCCGGCGCGCCGGTCATGGTAGGTCGCCTCGACCTTGGTCGCCTCCTCGGGCTTCTGGATGCGGAAGGCGTGACGATCGCCGTCGCGTCGTCGGATAGTGGCGGCGGGCAGCTCGCGACCGGTGGTGGTGGTGAGCGCGCCGACCGGCGACAGGATCAGCTTGCCGTCCTTCACGCTCGCCAAGGCGTCGTGAGCCCGCCCCAGGCGGCGCAGGAAGGCGATATCGGCCTGGCGGCTCTGGGCGAGCGCGGCAACGCGGATGCCCGCCAGCGCGGGCGCACAGCGGGGCTCGAGCTTGTTGCGCACGGCAATGTCGGCGACGACCTGCCCGAGCGTGGTATCATGCCAGCTGGCGTCGCGCCGCGTGCGGATCTCCGACGTGAAGTCAGCCGCGCGCGCGCGGATCGTTACTTGGTCGGGCGGGCCGCTGTGTTCGACGTCCTCAACGACGAAGCTGCCCTTCTCGACCAAGCCCGTCGCGACGCCAATCCCCTGCAGCCACCCGATCGCGACCGAGATCCGCTTGCCCGCCTTCGGCAGCGCCATGCCCCCGTCGCTGTCGTCGATGACGATGTCGAGCTGGTCGGCCTCCTCGCCGCGCTTCTCGGTAATGCCGAGCGAGATCAGGCGGCGACGGCGCGCGGTGCCGACCCGCTCCTCGAGCTTGGGTGTGATGTCGATGCCGTCGACCATGACGCGGACGCCGGCGACGTTGGCGCGGCCGGTCACGTGCGCCGCGCCGCGTCGACGCCGAGCAGCTCGAGGCGGAAGTCGATCGCGCGAGCGGTGCCATCGGGGAAGAACGCCTTCGCACCATCGTCGAGGCTGGTGATGACGAAGCTGCCGTGGACGCGGCCGAGTCCGTCGACCAGCTCGAAGGGCTCGCCGGTGCCGGCCATGGCGACGAGCTGGTCGATCGAGGCGCGGCCGTCGCCCAGCTCGGCGTAGGCGGTGCCCTTGAGCGAGAGGGTGTCCTCGCCGGGGCCGGTGAACTGGGTGGCATCGCGGGCACCGATCCGGGGCGAGCGAACGTGGCGCCAGTCACGACGGCGCTGCAGCTCGTCGAAGGCGAGCGTGGAGAGGCCGAAGACGAACGGCCCGAGTGCGAGCAGCGGGCGCATCAATCGAAGGCGTCCACGTCCTGGCGGTCACGGAAGCTGGATCGGGAGCGCGCGTCATCCTCCCGGCGCAGATCCTCGATCGCGCGGCGCACCGCCTCGGCGAGGTCGCCCGCGCTCTGCCCGGGCAACTGGTTGATCGTGATCGAGATCGGACCGAGCTGCGCTGGTGCCGGCATCGCGGTTGCCGCCTCACGCGCGTTCGAGGACGGCTGCGATCGTCGCGCCGGGTTGACGATCATCGTCGAGGCCTCGGCGCCCGCCGCGACCAGGCGCCGCGCGGTCGCCGCCTCGGCCTGCGCCGGCATCGCCAGCCCGATCGCCGGGATGGTGGCGGCCGCGGCCATGTTGCGGGTGAGCCGCGCGATGCGGTCGACGGCGCTGCCCCCGCCGCGGTCGAGGCCGAGGTTGAGCCCGCCGATGATGTGCCCGCCCAGCGCCGCGAAGACGCGGCTCGGCGAGTGGATGTCGGCGCCCTTGCGGAAGCCGCCCGCGAGCGAACCCGCCAGCGTCTTCCCCGCCGCCCACAGTCGCGCGGGCGCGCTCTTGAGGCCGTTCCACAGCCCCTGGATGATCATCGCGCCGAAGTCGAAGAACATGGCGGGCAGCGTCACGAACGCGGCGCGCATCGCGGCCTTGAGGCCGTTCCACGCCATGTTCCAGCCGTTCGCCAGCATGGCGGGCAGCTGTGTCGTCAGCCAGGTGACGTCGGCCGAGATCGCGCCGGTGAACATGCTCCACGCGGCCGAGAAGCCGGACGATAGCAGCCCCGGCAGCGTGCCGGTCAGCCAGCCGAGGACGGACGCGCCGAAGCGGTAGAGCGCGCCCAGCGCGTAGCCGAGCATCGAGAACAGCCCCGAGTAGATGTCGAGCAGGCTGGTCGAGAACAGCGCCTTCACGCCCGCCCACATGGCGCCGAGCGCCCCGGAGATCGCGCTGCCGGCGCCGGTGACGATGTTCTTCACGCCCTCCCATAGGCCGGCAAACCAGCCGGTGATCGCACCCCAATTGCTGTAGATGAGGTACGCGGCCGCGGCGACCGCGGCGATGCCGGCGACGACGAGGAGTGCGGTGCCGATGATCGGGAGCAGGCCGACCGACGCGATCCCGCCCGCGACGCCCATGGCGATCAGGCCCGCGTTGAGGAGCGCGATCGGCCCCATTATCGCGGCGATGGCAATGGCGCCGACCCCGAAGAGCATGAACAGGAACGCAAAGCCCGCGCCCGCGATCATCAGGCCCTTCGCCATGTTCGGGTGCGCCTGCGCCCATGCCGACAGTCGGCTGGCGAACACGTTCACCCGCGCGAGCACGGCGTTGACGGCGGGGAGCAGCGTCGCGCCGAGCTGGATGCCGAGCGCCTTGGCGTTGACCTGCAGCGCCTTCGTCTGCTCGGCCGAGTCCTGCATGCGGATCGCGAAGTCGCGGTCGACCGACCCGATCGACCCCGCACCCTGCGCGTCGGCGCGGATGCGGCGATATTCGGCCATGTTCTGGATGAGCGGTCGCAGGCCCTGCTGCACCTGCGCGTCGCCGAACAGGAAGCCGAGCTTGTCGAGGTTGCCGACCTTGGTGGCGTCGCCGCCTAGCGCCTTGTTGGTCAACTCGGCGATGGCCTCGATCGGCGTCTTGCCCTCGGCGTAGGCGCGTTTCAGCGCCTTCGGCAGATCGACGCCGAACTTGTCGAAATTCTTGATCGTCTCGGGGGACATGATCTTCTGGAGGATGTTCGACAGGTTGCCCGCGGCGCTCGCGCTGTCGCCGGCACCCTTGCGCGTGATCTGCAGCGCCGCGGCGAGGTCGCCGACCGAGTTGACGCCGGTCTGTCCCAGCCCCTGGTAGGCGGCGGTGAGCGCGGGGAAGTAGGTCGCCATGTCCTTCACCTCGAAGGCACCCGCCTTGCCCGCGGCCGCCATCATCTCGATGACGCGCTCGGTCTGGGCGACGGGCACCTTGAGGTTGTCGGCCGCGGCATAGCTGGCGGCCGACAGGTCGGCGATCTCGGCCTTGTAGGCGGTTGCGGCCCGGCCGATCGGGCGCATCATCGCGACCGCGTCGGGCACCTTGGCGCCGAGCCCCGACAGCGTGTCGACGCCCGCCTGCAGCTCGGCGGGCAGCTGGTTGGCGGCGCGGGCGTTGACGAGCAGCTGTTTGCCGAGCGCCGTCGCCTCGGCGCGGGTAAGGTCCGCCTTCTGCGCGATGTCGGTCATCACCGACTGGTAGTCCTGCGCCGCCTTAATCCCGCCGACGAAGGGCGCCGCCATGGCGACGCCGGTGCCGATCGCGGCGGTGCCGCTCGCCGCCAGGCCGCTGGCGGTGCCGATGGTGCTCTGGAAGCTGTTGCGCGCCGCGCCAAACCGGCGCGCACGGTCACCGGCGCGGGCGAGAGCGCGGCTCTGCTCCTCGATCTCGCTGGTCGCGCCGGCCGCCTGGGTGCGCAGTTCGCGCTCGTGGCGGGCAAGCGACGTGGTCTCGACGCCGGCCGCACGTAGGCGGTCGCGCAACTGCCCCAGCTCGACGGTCTGTGCCTGGTGCTGGGCAGTGAGCTGCGCGGCCTCGCGGCGCGCGGCGTTGAAGTCGCGCGTCATGGCGCGGGTCGGCTTCTCGACCTGGGCGATCTCACGGCCGAGCGCGGCCGCGCGCGCCTCGGCCTGACGCATCGCAGCGCCGGTGTCGGCCACGCCGCGCTTCAGCGTGCGGAAGCCGGCGATATCGGCCTGCGCGCGGTTGATCTCCTTCAATCGGTCGCGTGCGCCCTTGAGCGAGGCAGCGAGCTTGTCCGATCCGCCGACCATCTCGCGGACGGGACGGGTGAAGCGGTCGGCCGCCTCGAGCACCATGCGGATGCGCAGATCCCGGTCCACGTCGTCACCCTTCCGGATTGTGGCGCTTCAGCGCGCGGGCATGCCAGCCGAGCAGCTCGGCCAGCGGCATCGGGTCCATGGCGGCGGGCGACCAGTGGAACACCGTCGCCACGTCCGCCATGATCTCGTCTACGCTTGCGGGGAGGACGCCTTCGCGCCCTTCGGCAGCAAAAAATCGGTGACCTCGGAGCCCAGCTGGGTGAGGTCTGCCGGGTCCATTGCGGCGACGGCCTGCTTGTGGAGCATCGGCGTCGTGACGCGGGGCGCGAGCGTCTCGAGCTGGTTGTAGTCCATCTGCAGGAGGGCGGCGACCTGCAGGCCGCGCAGCTCGCCCGACTGCGGCTTGCGCACCTTGATCTCCGTGCCCGCCGGGTGGATGGTCTGTCCGTCGATCACGATGGCGGAGTCGAGCGTGAAGCTGTTGAACAGAGCGGCGACGGCGGTCTGGGTGGTCATGGTGCAGATCCTTCAGCACTGGCACTTGGAAGACGGGCAGCTGCGGCCCGGCGGGGCGGCTACAGCCCGAGCGCGACGCGCTGGTCGGCGAGACGATCGACGCCGCCCACGACCTCGGTCATGTTCAGCACGTCGATCTCAATCTCGGTGACGCCGTTCATCTCGAGCTTGTAGTAGACGAGGCTGCTCTTCACCTTGAACTCGCCCATCTCGCCGGGCTTGCTCTCGCCGAAGTCGATCTCCTGGTGCCGGCCGCGCACGGTGATCTCGACGGTGTCGAGCGCGCCGGTCTCGTCGTTGGCATA